GGTATAGGAGGTAGAACACCTTTAAAGAAGAAAGTAATTAAAGAATCAGACTGGAAGACTTATTACGGATCTCAGACTGAAATAAGAGATTTAGTAAAAAATGGAAAAGAGTCGGATTTTGAAAGAGAAATTCTTAAATTTGTAGACAATAAGAAGCATCTTACATACTTTGAGTGTAAGTATCTATTTATATATGAAGTTTTAGAAAATAATAAAGAGTTTATTAACGATAATATTCTTGCCAAATTCTACTCTAGAGATTTTTAATGATTAAGTTAGCCAAAATTATAAGTACTACTCCCGGTATTAGGTACCATATTGAGCACGGTTTAGCCCTTCATGAAAATATTTATCGCTATTCTTCTAAGGAGTTTGTAAATTTATTTTTCGAAGCTCGTTTATTATATAACGCAGGTAAGATAGATTTAATTGAAGCTGATATCGATCTCATAACTACTACCGATATCGGAGAGTATGGTGTATATGAAGGTAAACAAATACCTTTAGATCTTCCTATGGCTACTGAGGCTAAATATCAAGGAAAGGATGTTGATCTTAATAAACCGAAAAGAGGCGGTAGTAAAAAATTCTACGTTTACGTACGAGATCCTAAAACTAAGAATATTAAAAAAGTTTCTTTTGGTGCAAAAGACGGTGGGGGTAATTTAGCAGTTAAGTTAGATGATCCAAAAAGAAGAAAAGCATTTGCCGATCGTCACAATTGTAAAGATAAAAAAGACAAAACTAAACCAGGTTATTGGGCATGCAGAACAGGGCGTTATTGGAAATCTCTCGGTGGAAGCAAAAACTATCCAGGTTTCTGGTAAAGTTACATCTTCGGCTATTCAAAAATACAACAGATTTTCCTTTCGAAGAAGAGCGTATAGGCTCAAGAAGAATACGGACTTTCTCTAAAGATTCTCTTCAAGACGATATGGTATGGCATCGTGATAGAGAAAATAGATTAGTAATTCCATTAAACAGTACAGACTGGTTATATCAGCAAGATAATGAACTTCCAGTACCTTTAAAGAAAGGTAGATTACAATTTATTCCTAGGAACGTTTACCACAGGCTCCTAGTTGGTAAAAAAGATTTAGTAGTTGAAATAAGAGAAATAGAATAGTTGATTTTCTTACTTTTTCTTACGATATTATAGAACGTACGTAAAAAAGTTATATGCAGGACTACTCAATTTTATTAGGGGCGCTTGAAAACGTCCTTGGCAAAAGCCATAAAAGAGCTAGGGATAATCATGCCTTTCACTGTCCTTTCTGCAACCATAAGAAGATGAAGCTTGAAATTAAGCTAGGAACAACAGAGGATGGTAGGAACCCTTGGGAATGCTGGGTTTGCCGTACTAGAGGTAGAACCATTAAATCTCTACTATACCAACTTAAGCTACCTAAAGAACAAGCAGTAGAAGTACTAAAGTATGTTCATAAAGGTAAGGATAGTTACTACCGAGTCGAAGAAAGTGTTACTCTACCTGAAGAGTTTCGATCTATAAATGAGCTTTCTACTACATCTATTATGGGCCAGAAGTTAAGAAGATATCTAAATAAAAGAGGTATATCTGACTTAGACATACTACGGTATAATATTGGCTTTTGTGATAAAGGTGAATATGCCGGCCGAATAGTTATACCTTCCTACGACGAAAATAATAACCTAAACTTTTTTGTTGCCCGTACTTACGAAGACAACTGGATGAAATACAAGAACCCTGAAGCTTCAAAAGATATAGTAGCATTTGAAAACCAAATTAATTGGGCTAAACCAGTTGTACTTGTAGAGGGTGTATTTGATGCAATGGCCGTCCGAAGAAATGCCATACCTATTCTAGGAAAAAGCCTGCCTCAAGCACTACTAAAGAAAATAGTCTCTGCCGGTAGCGAAGACATATACATAGCCTTAGATGGGGATGCTAAGAAACAAGCTCTCTCATATTCTGAGCAATTGCTAAACATGGGTAAGAATGTTTACCTAGTCGAACTCAAAGATAAAGACCCAAGCGAACTTGGCTTTACCGGTTTTACTAACTTAATACAACAAGCTCAAAGACTTGATCTCTCTTTGCTCTTAAAACATAAAATGTCATTATGATAAATGTAGGAACTAACGTCCTAAAAGAACACAGTAAAAACCGTCTTAAATTCGACGGTGATCTTAAACAGATAAATTTCCTAGACAGAAGAGTTTACCAGAGAGGTGAAGGAGTATATTATCCGTCAGTTACTACTATCCTCCAGTATATGCCAAAGAATAAGTTCTTTGAAATGTGGCTTAAAGACGTAGGTCATAACGCCGACTTAATTATGAGACGAGCAGGTAAAGAAGGCACTCAGGTTCATGAAGCTATAGAGACTTTACTTGACGGTAAAGAACTTCATTGGATGGATGATTACGGTAATGCCAAGTACAATGAAAAAGTCTGGGAAATGATTAATAAATTTGTAGACTTTTGGACTACTTGCAAACCAGAACTAATCTCCACTGAAGAATTTGTATACTCAGATGAATACCGTTATGCTGGAACTGCCGATCTAGTTTGCAAGCTTGACGGAGAAGTATGGTTAATAGATTTTAAGACTTCTAATTCACTACATAAGTCATACGATCTCCAACTTGCCTCTTACGCTAAAGCTCTAAAAGAATCTAAAGGTATTGAGATAGAACGAACTGGTATACTTTGGTTAAAGTCTTCCAAAAGAGGTCCGTCAAAACAAAAGGGACGTATTCAAGGTAAAGGTTGGGAATTAAAAATGATAGATGATATAGAAGAGAACTTTGAGTTATTTCAACTTATACGAAAACTATACAACCTAGAGAACCCCGATACTGAGCCTATTTATACTAAATATAGCACAGTCCTTAAACTATGAAATTAGCACAAATACTTGTAGAACAAGAGGGAAGACCTAAAGCTCTAATTATGGCCGGCGGTGCTGGAGCAGGTAAATCCTATATACTTAGCAAAGTTGATACTAGAAATACCACTCAGTATAACCCTGACAAGTATGTAGAAGATCCTAACAGCCCTATGTACAATAACTTAGGTGCAGCAGCTCCTATGGTTAAGAAGGACGTACTTGCGGCTGTAGATGCTAAAGAATCCTTTATATGGGATACTACTGGAAGAGATATAGAGACTATAAGACAGATACAGGAAGAGGGCTATGATGTTTTCGTAGTAATGGTTTATACTCATCCTATTATTTCTTTTATTTCTAACTTTGAACGTTCACGTGCCGTACCTAAATCAGCTGTATTTTCTACCTGGCAACAAGCTTACGATCTCGTAGATAATTACAGAGATTTACTTGGGAAGAATTTTATACTTGTATCAAATATGCGAGGTGGAGAGTATGAAAAGCAGATTAAAGACTTTAATAAAGCTGCACAGAAAAAAGGTGCAGGTATCTTACAGTACTTAGATTCGATGATTTCTAAAGATCCTGAAAAATATAAAACTACTTTTTCAAAAGACTTCGACATTACTGACCCAGAACCCCTAGAGGCATATAATACTGAAGTACAAGGCCTTAACTTTGATGAAGACGACGAATCAATGGTTAAGCAACTAAAAAGACATTTTATGAAGTCGTGGGATAAAAAGGGTCAAGGACCTGGACGTAAGTCGATGGAAACTAGAATTAAAAGTATAGAAAGAACTAGAAATAACGCTGCTGTAAAACATGAGAAGATAATGGATGAGATAGCCAAAATGGTACTTAATCCTAAATTTAATAAAATGCTTGAAGCAGAACCACAATCTGAGGCTATTTTTAAAGCTAATCAATTCTTAAAGTAATGGCAATAGCAATTTTCCCTGGAGCTTTTAAACCACCTACTAAAGGGCATTTTTTAGCCGTCAAGGAACTTGCTACAAATACATTTAAAGCTGCTAAATGGGACTCAGATCAAACAGGAAAGATTACTCCAGGTACTTTACGTTCGAAAAAAGCGGATGATAAAGTAGATACAGTAGTAGTTATTATTTCCAAAAAAGCTAGAAATGGTATTTCGGCTGAAGACTCTCTTAAGGTCTGGAACATTTATAAAAAATATTTACCCGGAAACGTTGATATTATAATAAGTCCTGATTCCGACCCTATTCGTACAGCTTTAAAAATGGTTAAACAAAACCCAGATAAACAGTTTATTAATACTGTTTACCTTAGAACTGAAAAAGACTATCCAGATTTATCTAGGATTAAGACTTTTGAAAAGTACCCTAATTCGAAAGGTCTAGCACTAAAGTCTGAACTAGAAGGGGTTCGAGCTACAGATTTAAGAAAAGCCGCTATATCTAATAGTTTTGATCTATTTAAACAATATATACCCGAAGAAGTTTCTGAAAAAGAAGCACAATTAATTTTTAATATGGTAAGAGAAACAGTTAAAGCAGAACAAAATATGTACGAAGAGATGGGAAATCTTTTTGAGAATATATTCACAGTTGAGGAAACAGTAAATGAAGCCAGCTCGGGAACACCTATTTCAGCACGAGGTACGGTATCAGCAGCAGATAGACAAAAGCTTACCGTGGCATATCATAGAGTAGTAAATACCCTAGGAAAGAGTTTTTATGATATAAAATTTAATCAAGATCATATCAGAATACAGCTCCTTAACGAAGATCAAAAAGTAGGTTTTGATTATACCCCTTTCATGGGCTCTATATTAGAATATATGATTGACGAAGGTATGAACGTTTCTCCACTACCGGAAGTCAAAATTAAAAAAGACCCAGTAGAAGCAGCAGATTTTTTCGGCAGAACAGCATTTTATGACCCAAACTTAAATGAGATCACCCTCTATACTGAAGGACGACACCCTAAGGATGTAATGAGATCTTTTGTACATGAGATGATACATCACATCCAGAACGTAGAAGGTAGAATTAAAAACATAAATACTACTAATGTTAATGAAGATGACGCTTTAGTAGAACTTGAAAAAGAGGCCTACATGCTTGGAAATATAACTTTCCGTAGTTGGGAGGATACTGTTAAGAATGGCTAAGACGTTATTAGAACTTTTAGGCGGCCCTGATCCGTTGAGAGAAATAAAAGAAAAACCACCGTATCAAATATACTGTGATATGGATGGAGTACTTTGTAACTTTAGAGCTAGGTTTGAGCATTTTACAGGGATGAATCCTAGAGAGTATGAGGACAGATTTGGCAAAAATCAGTTCTGGAATCTTATAGATAACGAAGTAGGTTTGGTATTTTGGTCTAAAATGGAATGGACTCCAATGGGTAAAATGCTCTGGCATTTTATTAAACCTTATAGCCCGCAACTTTTAACTTCTCCTTCCCGTGCTAATGAATCACGTCTAGGTAAAAATATTTGGGTTAAAGATCACCTAAATCCTCAACCCAAAGTTAATTTTAGAAGAGCAAAAGAAAAGCAGGACTTTGCTAACGAAAATTCTATACTTATAGACGATAGAGAAGATACAATTGAAAGGTGGAATAACGCCGGTGGTATTGGTATACATCACCCGGAGAATACAACTAACTTAAATCCTATATTAGATAAGTTAAAAAAACTTGGTTATGAGTGAGACTTTATTAAAAAAAGAATTTAAAAAATCGGATGTTGAACGTATCCGTAATCTTGTAAAGAAAGATTTTACAGCTAAAACTAAAGTAGGATCCGGATACAAGAAAGCCCAAGTTAAAAGAAAAGAAGGCGATATCTGGGAAGAAGACGGACGTTCTTGGACCATTCAAAACGGTCTTAAACAAAATATTACTAAGCTAGACGCCGCTAAAGATGCTTATAAGATACCTTTAAGATGTCCTAAATGTAAAGGCTCTATGAGTCATTGGCTGGCAAAAAAGATGTACCGTATACACGGCTTCTGTTTCGACTGTACTGTTGAGTATGAAGCCAGTCTTAGAAAAGCCGGTAAGTATGAAGAGTACGAAAAAGCTATGATGGAAGGAAATATAAAAGAATTTGCTAGAGATCTTGAGCACTATATTATCGGGAAACTTGAGGAAACTAGTGATTTTGTTACTGAGCAAGGTGATATAGAGGACTGGAAGAACGATAATACTCAACAAAAAGAAAGAATTCTTAAAGAATTAGCCAGTTTTACTAAACAAGTTAATAAGTCCTTAGAGAATTAATATATTTATAAGAGTATTCTCTAAATCTTATATATGTATTATGACTCAAAAAGAAATTTTAGAAAGCCTTCACTCTGAAGTATTAGCAATGAAAGGAAAAATGCCCAACGGTGAATTAGTTGCTATGGCTGAAGATATGAAAGAACTTAAAGAGGATGTACACGACCTCAAGTATACTCTTCTCAACCCAGAAGATGGAGTTATAGTAAAGACTAATCAGAACACTTTTTTTAGAAAAGAGAACGCAGGTAATATTGAAAGGATTGATGAATTGGTTTCCTGGAAGGATACAGTAACTAAAGCTTTATGGATACTCTTTACGGCGATAGTTGGAGTAGTTGTTAAACTAGTTTCTATGTCTTCATGAAAATGACTAAAAAAATATCACCCGATATGCAAGCTTTTATGAGAGAGCTTATCAAAGAGTCATTACGTGATTGGTTTAAAAAAGAAAAATGGGTAAGAATAACAACTTCAGGTAATATAGCCGGACCTTGCGGTACATCTAAAGATACCAAGAATCCCGACCGCTGTTTACCTAAGGCAAAAGCACTATCGTTAACTAAAGCTCAAAGAGCGGCTACTGCACAAAAGAAAAAGAAAGCAGGTGCTCAAGGAAAAACAGTCGTAAAAAATACAAAGAGAGCAACCGTTAAAAAAGAAAGCCTTTGGGCAAATATTAATGCTAAGAAAAAAGCAGGAAAGAAATCGTCCCATAAAAATTCTAAGGCTTACAAGGATGCAAAAAAAGCAGGACAAGCTATGAAAGAGTTAACTAAAGAAGATATTAAAAATTTAGTAGTCGGGCTAATACACGAAGCCCAAGGTAGAGAAATACTTACCGAAAAAGACGATAGATGTACTAGAATTGCTAAAAGAAAATACGATACCTGGCCATCTGCTTATGCTTCGGGAGCTGTTGTTAGATGTCGCCGTGGTGATATTTGGAAAAATGAAAAATGAAAAAGTCTGAACTACATAGAATAGTAAGAGAAGTTATCCGTAAAGTAGGAGATGAATACGCTGTATACCCTAAGAAAGGCGGTAAAAGATTAGGCACTCATAGAACAAGAAAAGGTGCTGAAGATCAAATGACCGCTATACATATTAGTAAATACTCAGAAAACTTGGACCCTTCCTATAAACATGACGGTAAGGCAGCACCGTACGGTTCAGGGTATAGACCAATAAAAGAGCAAGATCCTAAAACTGGTACTGGAAAAAAACCTAAAGATTCTAGTAGAAGACTCTATACAGATGAAAATCCAAAAGATACCGTGTCGGTAAAATTTAGAACTAAAGAAGACATAGTTAATACACTTAATAAAACTTCCTTTAAGAATAAATCTCACGCTAGACAATCTCAGATAATTAATCTAATACATCAAAGAGTAAGAGCTGCATATGCTAATGCTAAAGATACAGAGACTAAATCTAGACTAAAAAGAGCTTTAGATTATATCGAAAGTAAAAAAGAAGCATCAAAACAAAAAACTAAAAGACTTAATAAAGAAGTTGTAGATAATAACGATCCACTTCCTCTATCACCTGAAGAACTTAAAACCGCTTTAGCTACTATGGAAGGATGGTCCGTAAAAAATGATAAGCTATATAAAAGGTATAAATTTAAAACTTTTTCTGAAGCATTAAATTTTATTAATATTATAGCTCCGATATTAGATGAGGAGGATCACCATCCTATAATATACAGCTTTTATTCTATGGTTGACCTGTACTTTTTCTCTGGGTTTGCAGATAATAAAATAACTTCTTTAGATTTTGATGTAGCAAGAAAGATAGATAAATTACATACTGGAATAAATTTAAATGAATTAAAATGTAAGTATGGTCAATATTTTTGCCCTCACGATAAAGTATATAAATGTAGAAAAAGTCCTAAAAAAACTAGATCCGAAGACGTTCATAAACCTATGAACCCGGGTATATTAAAAAAAAGATTAGGTAAACTGTCTTGCTCTAAAGTAAGAGCTGAAAGAGCAAAGCTAAAAGACAAGGGTACTACCTACGCTAAAGCTCTACAACGTTATTTAAACTACCATTGCCAATGAAAAAAGTAATATTACATCCAAACCACTTTGATAAAAATATGTACTGGTCTAATCCTTTATCCGATGTTGCCGTCTTAGACGACGCAGATGGATTAGATCTTTTTGACCAAAACGGATATCATCTAACTAAAATTGAACAAGCTTACGGGAACGTAAACGGTTATCCATTAATTCAAAGAAGGCATGAAACAGTTTTAAGACAGAATTGGATGACTATGTTCGGTCCTAAATACGGTGCACACTTTAACCACTGTGACTTATTCGAAAGAAAAGGATACTCAGGTCAAGCTAAAGAACAACTTTTAGATTTTGTAGATTATAATCCTCTTCTATGGAAACTTGTTAAACTTAGACCTAAATACGGTATTGATGTAAGCATTGATTATGTTGATTCAGTTGGAAACGTATTTGAAGTATTTCATTTTGAATGGGATTCTTTCGATTACAATGCTGTAGTGGAGAGCAAATTGCTTGTGGAGGAAGTTATACTTAGTACTGATTGGGATGATAAAGCAAAAGAATTGTTAGATAGAAAAGATGAATGGTATAGTTTAGAATTCTTTGAACAGAGTAAATGGAGAACAGATTTCTTTGGACTTCCCCCTGAGAAGTTTAAACAAGTAATTTGGGAAGAATAGCTCTATTTATATATACTATGAAACTTTTACAAATAATAGCAGAGGCTGAAAAGTGGGAAAGTTGTCCTAGAGCTACACAAGATCTAGAATACAACACCATGAACCGTGACTATTCTATTAAAACAGAATGGATTAACTACGGTCCCCTTAATCTTGAAGATGAAGATTACTGGGTTAAGATAGCTAAAAAATGGAAAACAACTCCAGAAGTAGCTAAAGAATCTAAATGTAAAAATTGCGTAGCTTTTGATATTTCACCCCGTATGCTAGAATGCATGCCTGGTAGTGTTGATAAAGATGGATATTTAGGGTACTGCTGGATGCATCACTTTAAATGCCATTCAGAAAGAACTTGTAATACTTGGGCTACTGGTGGTCCAATAGATGACGATAAAAACTCATATATATGGGCTAAACGAAACGAAGGAAGTCTAGAATGAAAAACGAAACCAAAGGGGCACCCCCCGGACATTATTTTACTAAATCTGGTAACTTAGTTAAAGGACGTTTAACTAAAGATGCAAGAGAAAGAGGAGCTAGAAAATCTGATCCTAAAGATAAGATGAGATCTAAAGTACCTCCCGTAACCCAGTATAATCCAGAAGAAACTAAAACTGCTCCTGCCGGCCACTATTATACTAAATCTGGCAACCTTGTTAAAGGACGTCTTACTAAAGATGCTGAAGAACGAGGTGCACGTAAGTCTGATCCTAAAGATAAAATGAGATCTAAGACCCCACCAGTAACTCAATATAACCCTGATGAAGCCACAGACGGGACAGTATCTACTACGGATACAAGAGAAGCAGAAAAGCTTGCTAAGAAAGGAATCGACGTCAAGTTAACAGACGAAATGACTGAACAAGAGAACGTTGAGTATTCTGACTTAGAAATTAAGACTATGGCTGCCGAAGTTGGTAAAGCTTTGAATCAATCTCTGGAAGAGTTAGGTGAGGAAGTAGTTTCGATGAAAGTCAAAGGTATGGAAAGTAGTCCAAAAGGCGGAAGCTTTGAACTTATCGTAGACTACCAAGGGGACAGCGACGGTGATGAATTTTCTTTCTATATCTCAGGTAGTGAACTTCACTTAACAGATTTCACTTTCGATAAAGTAGTAGGAGAAGTAGGAACTTTACCTTCCGGCAAACCAGTACTTAATAAAGACGTAATTAAAAACAATTTAGTCAAACACTTTCGTTCTAAATATCTAGAAGAAAAGAAAGGAAAAGATATGGACGGTGACGGTGATATTGATTCTGAAGATTATTTAGCAGCTAAAGATAAAGCAATTAAAAAAGCAATGAAAAACGAAATGGATGACGATTCAGCTAGAGATAAGAATGGTAATATGCTCTTTATCGGAGACATTATTTCAGTTATGGGGTTAATGTACCAGGCAAGAATTTGTCCTAAAACCGGGAGAGTAAGACTTTATCAAGTAGAAGATACTAAAGGCACAGATCATTCGTCTGGAGCTACTATAGGTTCAGATTCTCCCTTATTTAAAAAGGTTTTAATGTCAAGTGAAAGAGTAGCAGAATTTGGTAGATTAGGTCTAGCTGAAGATATGGATATCGGACATCAGGACGACGAACCAGACATGCTAAAGCAATACGCTTACGATACAGCTGTTTATGCTGCTAAACTTTATAAGCAGTTAAATAAATACGACCAAATGGAAGGGGAAGTTGACTTTCCTAACTGGTGGCAAGCTAAAATAATTAAGGCTAGAGATTATGTTTCAAAAGCACAGCACTATCTTGAATTTGAAGAAAAGCAACCAGCTTTGGATAGAATGGCTTTAGAAGGTCAAGTTAATGAACGTAGTAGTGTACTTGATGATGTTATTCACGATATTAGAGTACACGGTGAGGAATCAGGAGACGTACAAGGTACTGCAGCCGAATACATCTTCCGTATAGCAAACGCTTTTGACATTAATTTAAGAGACATTAAAGATTACCTTTTCGAAGAAGAAGGACCTGAAGAGCTTAGTAAAATTTACGACGTAATTCTAAAGTACGTCAAGCATCCAGATGAAGCCATGGAAGAGTTCGATAACTTTATTAGCCAAGGTAAGGATGGCTTTTCTGATGAACTTTACGCAAATTTAAGTAGAGATCCTGAATTCATACTTGCTCTTAAAGAAGCAGTGGAAGAAATGATTCAAAAAAAAAGTTAAATGAAGCTAAAGCCACATGCTGTCACAGGTGTGGTAGAAAACATGTTAAAGGGACCCCTTGTAAAAGACCCTTTTTAAAGAAATCTAATAAACGACATTGTGCAAATAAATAGAAAAGACATAAGAGGTATTTTAGAGGAAGCACTTTACGAAGTACTTTCAGAACAAGAATTAAAAACAGCCTCTCAAGAGATACTGGGTAAGTTCCCCACTCTTAAACGTCAGCTAATAGCTCTATTTACTGCAGAGTACGAAGAGTTTGTTGATGAAGTAAAGTGGATAGCTCCTAAACCATCTACTTTTCAGGTAGTTCTACAGAACGGAGAAAAGTTCTTTTTAAAATGGAACGGAGCCGGATTTGAAGCTCAAATAGCTGGAAAAAAGTACGCACTTAATTATATATCTGAATTTCAACAAGCACTTGACAAACTTAACGAACTACTAAAAGGCGGACCTATGAAGAGTCTTGCCGACATGGATGCTGAAGCTGATGCTGAAGCTGATGATGATTTCGGTGACGGTGGTGATGACTTCGGCGGTGGAGGCGACTTTGAAGAACCTGCCGGTGGAGAAGAAGATCTAGGCGGCGAAGAAGAGGAAGAAGGCGAAGATATAGAATTTGAAGAACCTGGTGAAGAACCGGAGGCATAATGGACCTCTTAGATAAAGTTTTATTAGAATGGTCGGTTAGATGTGAAAAAGGCTATCCCGACTTTAATAATGAGCAGGATTTAGCTATATTTGAGTCCATGTTTGGTTTTAGTTTTATAAGTGAAGTAAAACATCCATTCAACTACTTAAGTCCTGAAGCACAAGAATTAGGTAAAGATTTAATATCTAAACTTAATCTTAATGATGATGAAATAATAGCTCATGCTAAAAATAGGATAATAGTATATACTGATAGACCTCGACAAGACGTATTTAAAGCACTACGTACCCTAGGTTACGAAAAAGATGCCATTAGAGGTTCAAGCGCTGGAGGATTTAGAACTCCAGAAGGTATAGAAATAATTCATAAGAGTCAAACTTCTGTTGGTGACGCCGGATTAGATAACGAGGACATGTTAGTAAAGCAAATAAATGAACACGTTTCTCTTTACGGACCGTTGAATATTACTCTTCAAGGAACTAATAAAAAATTAAATTTTAGCAAAGTTACTAAAGCTTCAGGCGTAGGTAGAGATACCGGAGATAATAAGAAAGCAGATGTACTTATAGTAGATAGTAGTGGTGAAAATCCTATTTCTATCAAAAAAGACGGGGCATTTAGATGGTCTTCTGCTATGACAACTCATGGTGATATTTTTCATAAAATTATAGGTGGAGCTTTTGAAAGAAAGAGAAAAGATTTAGTCTTGGTTCAAGACGAAGAAAATCCTCGACTTTTAAAAATGGTTAATCCTGAAAATAAAAAGCCATATGGTAGAATTTTTGTAATAAATGCTCCAAATCTCGACTTCCAAACCATTGCTTTTGGTTCAGATAATGCAAAAGTTGTTCAAAGAACGTTTGATGATGAAGACTTTAAAATGGACGGACAAATATTGAAAATAAAAGTAACTAAAATTTATACAGAAAAAAGCGATTTCTCTGACGATGACTTCCCAGTAGTTCAATTTGAAAGAAACGCATCTAAAGCTACTAAAACTGAAGGATATATAGGGAGGGGTATAACCTTAAGAACTGTACCTATGTCCGTAATGAATAAAGCTACTAGTAGAGCTAATAATTTAATTATTGATTACAATAAAATGTAATGAAAACAAAAGAACGTTCCGTATACTTACTTATAATCATAGCCCTTCTTAGTGCGTTTTATTATTTTACGTTTTACAAAGACCTTGAGTACATCGATATTTATAGACAAGAAATAGATGCTTTAGATGCTAAGATAGATTCTTTGCATTCTGAAAACGACCACTTAACAATAACCATAGACTCTCTTAATGTCGAAATTACGGCTCTAGATCAAGAAATAGATGCCCAAGATGACGAAATAGAGAAAATAAGAGAAGAAGCAGATGAAGAAATTACTGCTGTTGATACCTTTACTCCTAGCCAGCTTACCGACTTTTTCACAAACCGTTACGGATACCTCTTTAGTAGTCCTGCCGGAGCCGATAGCACGGGCGGTAATTAAAGAGCTACTTTTAGGTGATGCTACTAAAAAAGAACTTAATGCTACAAACATTAAGCTAAGGCTAATAGAACAGAAAGTTTCTGTTAAAGATAGCGTTATAGTTAATTTAGAAAAGCAAATAGAAAACTTTATCTCAGCTGATAAAGAAAGAATAGAACAGCTAGAAACTTTTGATGAGATGACTATTCGACTTCAGACAGAACTTAAAAAAGAAAAAGCTTCTAAAAAACTTTTCCAAGCTTCATCAGGTATTTTAATTGTTGCTGCTATTGTATTAGGAGTTTTATGATAACTGAAAATATATACGATATTCAACACGTAAGTACGTATGATGATATAAAAAAGTTGATCAGAGATAATAAAAAGTATCTAGAATATTTAGATCAATATGAAGGATTAGACCACTTCTTAGGTTCCGGTCAATACGGTAAAGTTTTTAAGATAAAAGGTAAAGACTTAACTATAAAAGTTACTACAGACTCTGATGAAATAATAGAGTCTAGACTTATTAAAAAAGCCGGTAGAACTAATAGATTTATTAATATATACGAAATACAAGTTATTAATCCTAGACTTGCTATCAAGGTTCAAGACCTACTGTATCCGTTAACTGGTAAAAATATACAGTACGCAGAAGAGATTCACGACATACAAAAGAACTTAAACGGTACTCCTAAAATAGAAGATATACCTTCTCATTTACAGAGCTTTTATAGAGATATTATTGCCGATTACGACAAGGTAGGTTTTAGAGGTTTAGAGTTCAATGAACTAGATCTGCACGAAGGTAATCTACTTCAAACTAAATCTGGCGAGTTAAAAATAGTAGATTTCTAAAGATTTCATATTTATATATATGAATCAACAAGATCAAATTAAAAAGGTTATAACTCAAGAATACGTAAAGTGTGCCAAAGATCCGGTTTACTTTATGAAAAAATACTGTTATATACAGCACCCAACCCGTGGTCGTATTCTCTTTAACCTCTACCCTTTTCAGGAGAAAGTATTACAGCTATATAAAGACAATCAGTACGCTATAACTCTTAAGTCTAGACAGCTAGGTATATCAACTCTTGTAGCCGGATACTCGTTATGGTTAATGACCTTTCAAAAAGATAAGAACATACTTACTCTTGCAACCACTCAAGCTACAGCCCGTAACCTGGTAACCAAGGTACAGTTCATGTACGATCAGTTACCTAAGTGGTTGCGTATGAAATCTGTAGAAAAGAATAAATTAAGCTTAAGGTTAAAAAATGGATCTAGAATTAAAGCTGCTTCTTCTAACTCTGATGCTGCAAGATCTGAAGCAGTATCACTACTTGTATTGGATGAAGCTGCATTTATTGATAATATCGATGAAACGTTTACTTCAGCTCAACAAACTTTAGCAACCGGTGGACAGTGTATAGCCTTATCAACTCCTAACGGGGTAGGTAACTGGTTTCATCAAACATGGGCAAGAGCTCAAACTAAAGAAAATAGTTTTCTTCCTATAAAACTTCCTTGGACTGTCCACCCGGAGAGAAATGAAGCCTGGCGTGAACAGCAGGACGGAGACTTAGGTCCTAGGATGGCAGCACAGGAATGTGACTGTGACTTCCTATCTTCCGGTGATACTGTCTTTGAACCCGAAGACATGACTTTCTACGAAGAGACTCAAATGCAAGAACCTCTTGAACGTAGAGGTATAGACGGTAATATGTGGATATGGGAGACGCCTGACTACTCAAAAGACTACATGGTAGTAGCCGACGTAGCAAGAGGCGATAGTCAAGACTACTCAGCATTTCACATCTTTGATATAGAGAATGCCGTACAAGTAGCAGAATATAAAGGTAAACTTTCCCCTAAAGACTTCGGTAATGTACTTGTTGGAGCTGCTTCAGAATACAACGATGCCCTACTCGTAATAGAAAATGCTAATATCGGATGGGCTACCATAGAGCAGGTGTTAGAACGTGAATATCGTAATCTATTCTACTCTTCTAGAAGTCAAACTGAAACTGTAGAGTCATATATGAATAAATGGGATACAGATAAGCTAGTACCTGGCTTTACTACTTCATCAAAAACCCGTCCTTTAATAATAGCCAAGATGATGGAGTACGTTAGAGAAAGATCAGTAACGATTAAGTCTAAAAGGCTTGTAAATGAAATGAGGGTATTCATCTGGAAGAACGGTAAGGCTCAAGCTCAAAGCGGATATAATGATGACGTAGTAATGTCTTTTGCTATAGGGCTATATGTACGGGATACTGCTCTAAGATTAAGACAACAAGGTATGGACCTGGTAAGAGCACAGCTATCCTCATTTACTAACCTTAATAAACGTAACCCTGCTGTAATAACAACAGTTGATAAAATGAAGAATAATCCGTATAATATGGAGACTCCTCACGGTGACGAAGACATATCCTGGATACTTAAGTAACACTATTTATATAATAAACTAACGCCTTCCTTATGGCAGATCGATCCTTATTTTCACGACTTTCTAAATTATTTTCGACCGATGTAGTAATACGTAACGTTGGAGGTAACCAGCTTAAGGTTGCCGACATAAATCAGATACAGACTACCGGTAAGTATGAAACTAACTCTTTATTAGATAGATTTAGTCGACTCTACATTTACAATAATAAGAATATTTTCAATCCTAATCTTAACTACCAAACGTTAAGAATACAGCTATACTCAGACTATGAAGCAATGGATACCGATCCTCTTATTGCTTCAACTCTAGATATACTGGCCGACGAGTCTACTCTTAGAGATGAACACGGAGAAGTGCTTTCAATTAAATCCTCAGACGAGAGATTACAGAAAGTACTTTATAATTTATTTTACGATGTTCTTAATATAGAGTTTAACTTATGGTCCTGGACTCGTAATATGTGTAAGTACGGTGATTTCTTTCTCAAGTTAGAAATAAGTGAAGAATTTGGAGTATATAATGCCCTTCCTTACACAGTATATCATATGGTTAGATTAGAAGGCCAAGATCCTGAAAACCCCGCAAGTGTACAATTCCATATCGACCCCGATGGACTTGCTTCTTCCTTGGATCCAAACTATATGCCAAAGTCTAATAAAAAAGTTATAGAATTAGAAAATTATGAAGTAGCTCACTTCCGTTTAATATCCGACACAAATTATTTACCCTACGGCCGTTCTTATGTGGAGCCTGCAAGGAAAATCTTTAAGCAGCTAACTCTTATGGAAGATGCGATGTTAATACACCGCATAATGAGAGCACCTGAAAAGAGAATGTTCTATGTGAATGTCGGCGGTATTCCTCCAAACGAGGTAGACCAGTTTATGCAGAAAACTATTGACGGTATAAAGAAAACTCCGTATGTTGATAAGAATACCGGCCAATACAATTTAAAGTTTAACATGCAAAATATGATGGAAGACTTTTATCTTCCAGTTCGAAACGGAGATTCATCTACTAGAATTGAAACCACTAAAGGACTAGACTACGACGGTACCCAGGATGTTGAGTACTTAAGAGATAAGATGTTTGCTGCTTTAAAAGTACCTAAAGCTTATTTTGGATATGAAGCGGATCTAAGCGGTAAAGCAACATTAGCTGCAGAAGATATAAGATTTGCTCGTACAGTAGAGAGAATACAAAGAATTTTAGAATCTGAGTTAACTAAAATAGCCTTAGTACATTTGTACGCTCAGGGCTTTACCGGTGAGTCGTTAACTAATTTTGACATAAAGCTAACTAATCCATCTATTATATTTGAACAAGAAAAGGTTGCACTTTTAGCTGAGAAGATGAACGTAGCACAGAATATGATAGACTCAGATATGTTTTCTTCAGATTATGTTTACGAAAATATTTTCAACCTCTCTGAAGACCAATATAACGAGATGAGAGATTTAGTTAGAGAGGATAAGAAAAGAATATTTAGACACTCTCAGATTGAAAACGAGGGAAATGACCCTGTTGAATCTGGCGTATCTTACGGTACTCCCCATGATCTAGCTTCAATGTACGGTAGAAGGGCAGCTGACGCACCAAAAGTACCTTTAGGGTACGATGAACAAGATCCTGTTGGCCGTCCTCAAGAAAAATCCTCCTTCGTTGGTACCCAGGAAGATCCTATGGGCGGCCGGGATAGACTAGGTAAACATGGAATGAAAGGCGGATTTCCCAGTGATAACGATAATGTAAATGAAGTAGATTCTATAAAAGCTAAAAGCATGTTAGCTCAACTAACTAATACGTTAGAGAACTTTAATAAAAAGAAAATGATCTTTGAAAAACAGTCCTCAGTTAACGATACCTTGCTTGATGAAAGCAATATAAAGGAATTGGATAGTTAACTATATTTATATATAAGGCTAAATAAATCTACATATGAAGATAAAGCATTCTAAATTTAGAAACACTGGACTTATCTATGAACTTCTAATGAAGCAGATAGCTGCTGATACTTTAGAAAACAGACCATCTCCAGCGATTAACATATTAAAAAAATTCTACTCTGGCAAAAGTTTTTTAGCTAAAGAGAATAAACTTTACGAATACATTTCAAGAAATAAAGGTACTAGTAGACATAAGGCTGAGATAGTTCTTTCTACTATTACTGAGATCTCTCGCAAATTAGATCAAGCTTCTCTAAAAAATCAAAAATATGCACTTATAGCTGAGATTAAAAAAAGCTATAACGTTAATCATTTCTTTTCAGCTAAAGTAAGAGATTACAAACCTTTTGCTGCTTTATACTGTTTATTAGAAGCACAGAATAATTCTAATCTAGTTGATCCTCAAATTTTCATTGATAATAAAACTACTATCCTTGAACATTTAACAGATAAAGAACAGGATAAAAATAAAGTAAGGC